TTATTTTTAATAGATTGTGTTTGGTTGTAATGATTCATATTCAACTTAACAGGAGTTCTGTCATCGTCAAAAACAATTGCATCATTTACAATATCATCGACACACAATTCAACTTCGGGTTGAAGAATCATAGTTCTATAATGATTAATCAAACCGATATCGGTTCGTATATCACCTTCTAAATCTAAATAAGTTCCGTAGAACGCGCTAGGCTGAACTATTGTTGCGCCGTCGTCATAATCAGGTTCAACAAAAGATTTCGATTTTGTTTCTGGTTCGTCTGGCCTTTTCTTTTTACCGAAGTTGAATCCAAATAGTTCTGGCATAATAATAAATCCTCATTTTATAAATCCCCGATTATCCTGGTTCTCCGACACCGCCAAGGTCAACGGATTCAGTCATAGAAACATCGGGTGCATCACTGGTCAAAAAGTAACTATAAGTCATAGTAACAGTAAATTCAGATAAAGTATCATTTTGGTCTGAATCAAGTGCCATATCACTTAATACTGTTGGGAAACAATGGAAAAATTTGTATGTCTTGATAGGATTATTTTCTCTATCAAGTTGGTCTACAGCCCAAGCAGGGAACAACCCAGTTGCAAGAACACTTCCTTGAGTTAGGTCGTGTGGTTGTTCTGCAATATTTCCAATTGTAGAATTGATTGATTCCATCCATTTTTCAAATTTAGTTCTAAGATTGAATTCTCCATCACTGATTACTGTAATCGTCCAATCGTCAAATGACCGATTTCCTGGTAATTTTAATTGTCTTCCCCTAAATGGCACCAATATAGTACCGAGATTTGTTGCGGGTAAAGAAGCAGTTCTTGCAAGAAATGATACAGAAGGGTCGGTGGACGAAGGTCCTAAAGGTCCATTTATTCTGAATAGATTAGGACGAACTCCGCCCTGCTTTAGATGATTTTTGAAATCGTTAATGTTCATTGTTATTCTTTCCTCTTTATATTTATAAGACTTTTATAGGTTATCCACCAGCAACTTCAGTAAAATCTACACCAGAACGAGTAGCGACGAAGTTTAATTGAATGTAGTTGATTGAACGAGTTGGTTTAACGAATATATCTGCAACAAATCTGTTGTTATCAATAACTGTTGAAGTGTTGTTGGTGTCATCACATACAACTTTGAAGTCTGTAATACCCCTTCTTCCTTGAATATCTCTAAGGAAAGGTTCTACCATATTCTTAAATTGTGCCCTAGTAAATGTATCATTTTGTTCAAAGAGTTGGAATTTGGATGCAGTAGAAACTGCTTTTTCTAATACAATGAACAATCTCCGAACATTAAGTCTATCGAATGCACTTTGTTTACTTTGTAGTGTCTTATCACCGAATAGTACTGTTCCTTCGCCGGGGAACGCAACTACAGGGTTAATATTGTTTGAGTATAGTTCATCTCTATGTGCTTCAAGAGTTGGATTCATTGCTAGTTTTACAACACCACGAATTTGTCCACGATTAAAACCTGCTGGAGAGAACCACGGGTCATTAACATTATCTGTTCTTGCACAGAGTCCCGCCATGTCACCATTTAGTGGCACCCATCGCAATCTATCGTTGTATCGGTCATATTGGAATTTCCAACCACTGTCTAAGAATGCGTAAGAACTATTCTTGTTAAGTTGGTTATCACGATAATCCACTACATTTGCAACCTGAGTTGAAAGTGCGGTTACATCTACAACATCTCCATGTTCAGGAGATACAAATGCTACGCAGTCTTTTCTTGCATCGGCTATGTCAACGACATTTCCTGCAAGTGTTGCATCTGCTGCACCAGAAATGAGAAGTGAAACATCTACAACATCTGGGTCTGAGAATAAGTTCCATGCGGTTAGCATATCTGTATTGTTTGGAGTTCCATATGCACCACCCACAAGGTCGTGATATTTTCTTTGCATTGGACTGAAAGTCACCGCTAATTCTCCAATAGTTGTACCTGCCGCAGAATTACCATCATCAATTTGTGAACCAATTTGTCCACCAACCCAAACATATGCTGATTTACGATTAACAACATCAACATAGTAGTTGGAGTTTCCATCACCATCTTTAGCATCGATTGCTTTAGAAACATTGTTGTATACTTCAAGAACATTTCCAGTAACTCCACTAAATTTACCATTTTGGTCTACGATTACAACACTAAATTGGTCGCCTGTTCCTCCATTAAAATCGAGGTTGTTTGATGTTCTTGCCCTATTAGTATATGATTTATATGCATATTCCCAATGTGCAGTAGCACCAGCCGCAATGTTGGCAGAAAGTGCAGGACTGAACCCTACAGTTACACCCTTTGCAGATTGTGTTACACCAGTTACCGTATAAGATTTGGTCTGATTGGCAAATTTAAGTATATCTCCTGCAATTGCGTTCGTAGCACCCGGCGCGTATGTATTTCCATTGGAAGCAAGAGTTGCACCAAAGAATACAGCAGTATCTCCTGATGTATAACCACCACTAGCGGCAAAACTTGAACCACGAATACCTTCACCCGAAGTACCAGCAGTAGGTCCGTTTTCAGCATAAGAAACTCTTAAACTGTTTCCTAAAGAACCTGCATATTTTGCGAAGAATTGTTCAGTGTTACTCGTTCCTGAGTAAAGTCCAGTAGCAACTGTAGAACCAGCCGCGTGTACATCTGAGTTTTTGATAAGTACCGCGGTTGTCGGGGCCGCATTTTTTGCTCCACCACAAGTTCCTCTAACTACTGTTAATGCTCCACCATATCCAAGGAAGTTCGCGGCTGCAAGCCATCCTTTATAATTAGTATCATCTGGTTCCTCAAAAAGGTTTACAAGTTCATTTTCATTTGCAACTAATACTCTTTGTTCTATTGGTCCCCAGTTAAAACTACCTGCGTATCCCGCAGAGGTTGTGGAAACTGCTGGAACAACATTGGTAAAATCTTTTTCTGTGACTGTTACGCCTGGGCTTACTCTAAATGCCATGTTTTACTCTCCTTGAGAATGTTTAATCTTTCAAATTCAATTTTAAATGTATATTTTCAGTTCTATGTATAGAAATTCCACATTTCACAATTACCAGTTTGAATAATAATCAGGTTCATTTTCAGCATTCTTCCATAGAGTCCCATCAGCATCAACTTCATATTCTTCTGCCACAGCATTATCCATAAACCCAAAAGGTGTCATTTCGGCCTCAAGTTGTTCCATTTTTTCTTTATACATTATTTTTCGGACATCCATATCAAGCATATCTTTAAAATATTGTTGTGTCGTACACCATGCAAACAATACTAAAGACATCACCAAGTCGTCTGTGTGTCCTCTGTCTGCTTCAAAAGAGTTTCTTTTGGCAATAAAGGATATAAGTTCATCAATTACATCAAAATCATCGATAACCAATTTTTCTTCTTCGATAAGGTTTTTTAGGTTAGAACATCCTACCCTTTTGGTTGCTTGTGTTGTTCTCATACCCAACTGAGAACCACCCTTACCAAATCCACCGTCTAGTGTTTGACCTTTTCTCCCTCGAATAGTAGTCATAAGAAGATGTTCATATTCAAATTCACTATGCATAATATCTGCGACTTGACCACCAATGTCGTTTATTTCTACCATACAATAGGCATTATTATATTGTTTACAAACCGAATGGACAACTGTGGGATATGTCATGGGAGATAGTGTGTTATTTCTAAATGTCGCCACAATTCTAAACGGTTCATCATCTTTTGTGATATCAACCACCACAAATGCATGGTGGTCTAATCCTGTTCCTCTTGCAACATCGACACCCATAAAATACATGTGGTCTTTTTGTGGTTCTTCATATAGTTTTAATCCTTCATCGTTTTGATGTATTGGTTTTTTATATACCATAGATTTTAATTTGGCAGAAGATATGAGTGTATTAGTAGAACCTATGAAGTCACATTCAAATTCTGTTCTAAATTGTTCTTCACTAGTATTTGCAATAGTTTCTTTTTTCCACTTTGCATCTCTGCCTGGAACTTCATTCTATTGGACCTCGATGGGAACATAACTGTTTTTACCCTCAACTGCATCCATCCACATTCTGTAGTACATGTTCAGTCCCTTTGGCGTAGAAACTATAAGAACCTTAGTAGTTTTACCAGATGAAATGGTAGGATATACTGAACTGAAGAATTCTTCTGCAACACCCTGTGGGACATATGCAAATTCGTCCATAAAAATCATGTTGAACGAACCACCACGAACTGCACTGGATGAAGTTGCGGATGCAAGAATCTTTGAACCGTTTTCTAATTCAATAGAACCTTTGTTCCATTCCATGATTCCCTGTTGCATCCATTTGGGAAGATGTTCATAGGCAAGTTTTAATCTACCAAGAAGTTCTCTTGCAGTTGCAAGTTTATTTGCAAGCACAGCAACATTTACACTTTCATTGAATAAAACATAGTGAAGAAGATATGCAATAACAGTAGTAGACTTACCACTCTGTCGTGGAAGTTTGGCAATAACAAATCTATGGTTGTGTACTTTGTTTATAATATCAGATTGAAAGTCATATAAATCGAACGGTATAAGTCCCTCATCCACATTCACAATTTGAATATATGTTCTAATAAAATATTCGGGGTCATCAGCACATTTCAGATATTCTTCTACTTGCTCTTTAGTAAAATTAACTGGAACATCGGATGCTTTTAGGTTCTTGTTTCCAAGATATGAATCTCTAGGATGGGTCATCGTTCATGTCTTCTATCTGTTGAACATTTTTCTTTACAAGGGCCTGCAAGTCTTTTGTAGAACCCACAAAGATAGATTGGTTTGTTGTGTTATGTTGGTTAAGAGTAACATCTTCCTTCTTGATATCCTTGATTTGCTTGTGCAGGGATATCAAGTCCTTATTTGCTTCCGACACACTCTTGATGAGTTGAGAAACAACTTCGTATGCTCTAGGGGATTCCCCTTCGGATGCAACAGAAAGAATACCGTCAATCGCAGTAGTACCCTTATCAATAATATCTTTTAGGTTATCTCGAACATCAGTATAATCTTTTTCAAGATGAACTTGTTTTGGTTCTGGGGTATGTACGATTTCTGTTTCTATAACATCACCCTCAATCACTTCATGTTCTATATTTAATGCATCACTGATGCGCTCATTCACTTTTTTCTTTGCCATTATAATTCTTTTACATTTTTTGATATTGCATCCGATGGCGCCACCATTGCACCTTTCTGTGCTTGCGGCCGGTTCTGGGAAGCAATCCAATCCGTACCATCTTGGTTAATGCAGTTGCAAGTATTCTCAATACAACATCTTGGGGTGGCGCCTGGTTTGTGGGATTCAATGTGGTCATATTCGCAGTCTTCATTGCAACAACACCATCCTTCAAAACAAGCAACACATTGACCATTTTTATCTATCAAACAACAAGGATTCATCACCCAAGCACAATGTCCTTCAAATTCACACGGTATCTTGATGGGCGCAGGGGTCTTCGCCGATTCTGCCGCTTCTTTTAAACTTTCTCTTAAATATTTTTTAAAATTTAACATTTATATTCTCCTTATGGGTTGGTATTATATGTATTGCCTGCGTAATCCATAGAAGCACCAAATACCCATGTTAGTGTATCTGATGAATAATCATCAATTGCAGATGCCGAACCAGAAGGACCAGTAACAAAAGTTTCTAACATTGATAATGCTCCTGTTGCTCCAGAAAGACCATCGCCACTTCCTGTAAAATCGCTGTTCCATATTGTTGCATCAACTTGCTTGATAATTTTAGATGATTTGACAGGACCATAAACATAAGATTTTGCTAAAAACTCAAAATCAAATTGAAGATTTCTTCTTGCATCAAAATCGCCTTCATAGTCTTCGGTGATTGCAGTAGATTGTAATATAACAGGCATGTCAATTTTTGAGTGAAGACTGGTCATATTAATAGTAACATTAAATTCTGGAGTAAAGTATGGTAAAATTTGTTCTACTATTTGCAGTCCATCATCCATATGTCTAACAAAAGCAGACAACCTAAAAGAAAAATTATACGGAACTTCTGCATAATCAAATGATACACTCGTTACACCAGTATCGGCCATAAGAGTTCGCTGACTCATTGTATTTCTTTTTCTCTGTCCATCATAGTCCATAGAGGTTAATTCAAACCCAAGCCTTGGAAGAGTAATTGCTACTTTAGTATCATCTGTAATTGAACTAGATTCGCTAATTC